CCTGGACAACTCACCCCATATCCAGCTTCGTCAATGAAAAGTATATCTACCTTAGGTAGAGTAGAGTTCATAAACAGATTATACGCATATTGAGTGGTGAATACGAAAATCTGCACATCTCCAAGAAGCTTAGTGTGGCGGGGTCGTTTAGCTTTTTCAGCCAAAAATGATCGGTAATCATCATCATCATACACAATGACTTCTCGGCCGTCAATGATATAACCGTCAAGTTCTTCCCGAATTATCTTATGTAATGAATCCGTTGTCTCTGACTGCGGGGCAAGTATTAAAAACCGTTTTATCATTGAAAAATCACGAATGATACTCGGCAGCAGATTGTAGGCTAGTGTAGTAGTTTTGCCACTACCAGTAGGAGCCTTTAAGATATTGAACTTGCCAGTACGAACTAACATATTTTGTTTAATAACAGTAGTTATACCCTGCATAATATATTGCTGCTGATTAATAGTTAACGTTTGCTTTTTCTTAGAAAAATCATAGATATAGCTATTTGGTGAAGACATGATGTCTCTTTCAGTTGGTTGGTGAAGTCTGAATTATACAGCCTTTGTGGAGGTTGTCAAGATAAAAAGCAATTCAATTGAGTCCGTTGTATTTGTACAACAACAGCCTCTTGAAATTTAACTTATTTCCGATCGGCCTGATCCTAAATCTCGTTTGTTTATATGTCTATTATCTGGATCAGCTTGCTCTTGTTCATAGGTCTCAGCCAAAATGTTCCTGCAGATTGTCTGGAACCAAAAATCAACCAGCGCCTGATCTGTCTTCCCTTGATAGCCAGCACGAACTAAGTTTGTGATAAACTTGTCGTTCCAATCAAGAGTTAGGCTTCCATTGCCAATATTGTCAGGATCTAAATCAACAGCAGTCACGGAAACCCAAGGTTCACCCAATTCCTCGGCCCTTTCTTTAGGACTCTTTTCCGTTGAACTCACATCAAATACAGGAACAATTTTATCTACATCAGAGACAGGCTTGGCTGATGAAAAAAGATTTTTTAATTTATTGAACATATGTTTCCTTTGTTTAAGTACCCCAGTTATTTTTCCAAAGATCGACCTGAAGTCTAGCACTGTATCTTAATCCATTTTTCATAGCCAGTTCTGCAACTGAACGATTATTCATGAAGTATGAGTCTGATGTACCTCCAACTGGCATTAGATAAACAGGACCTTTAAACCCTGCGGCTCTGTATTCAGCAGTAGCCTTCAAGGCATCTTGTGCATCTTCTTCAGTAGCAACTACAAATTTTAGATAAGCATATCCAATATTTTCATAACTGCGTACAATGTCAGTACAGATAGCATCTTCCCATTTCTCACCACTACAGGGTAGTTTAGGACTGACTGAAAATGTAATTTCTCCACCAGGACCATGCGGATATTGGCGTTGATTCCATGTCTGTAGGTACTTGGTAAATTCGTCAGTTAACGGCTGAGTTCCATTAGTCTCAAATGTAATTTCATTTAGCCCACTCATCTTTGGATGCTCAATCAAATCTGGGTAAGCCCGTTGCCACCCCAATAATGGTTCTCCACCCGTGATAACTAAATGTTCATCACGCCACTCCTTGAAGGGCAACATTTCACAAATGCTATCAGCAATAGTGTTAGTGTCAAGCATAGGACTAAGATGCTTGAATGCAGGATCCCAGGATGCATAACTGTCACAACCTGTACTCACAAGTGGTAGTTCTTTGTAATTAGAGTATGGACCGAAGGCATCTAATGCGGCAACTTTGATACGCTCTTGACTTAATTCACCGCGAGGCATACCAAATCCACCACAAGTGAAATTGCATCCAAAAGTTCTTAGGAATACACTTGGTACTCCCATGAAACGGCCTTCTCCTTGGATACTATAAAACAGTTCGCTTACTTTAATTTTACTCATAAATTGTTGACCACTTCTTCAATTTTTCAATCTTAGCGTCCTTGGCCTCATCAAGATTAGTCCATGAAACAATGTCTAATTCATGTAGGATATCTACCATAGCCAATAGATCACCAATCTCTTCTTCAAGATGTTCTCTGTTAGTTTTTGGTTTACCAGGCTTTAAATTGTCAATACCAAATCGTTGGCACTTAGAAATAGCTTGAATAACTTCAGCACATTCTTCTGCCAGAATTGACATTACTTCTTGGGTTTGTTTATTCATTATGTACCTCACGGTGGTGTAATCATATTATATCATGATTACATAGGAAATGCAAGTTAAAACAACTCTTCGTTGTCTTCTCTATGTCCCATACGCATTGCCATATTGCTAGGAGTTTCTCTTACTTCTACTTTGCAACACCACAATCTATCAGCTTCTGATTTACCATAGTCAGGAAGAAAGATTCCATTCACATACTTGTAAAGGTAATCAGCCAAGCCTTCACACCCTGTCTTTTCAACTTCGGTTATTTTGGCTAATCCTAGATCACCTAATCGTTTGATATCAGCATAGTTAGGATCATCTTGAGCTAATAGTAACACATGATCAAAATGTTCTTTAAGGAAGGATTTGAGTGGTTTAAGACCACCATAATCCATTGCCCAGTTTCTTACATCAAGTTCATCACATTCAAATTCAAACTTAAATGATAGCGCATATCCGTGAATTTTATTGCAATGACTATCGGCCCGCCATTGTCTATATGCTACTGGGGCAATGTTTGAATACTCTTTAGTTGATAGGTATTTCATAATGTATCCTGCTTACAGTCACATTTACGACCTTGTTCACAATTACCAGTGCAATACATAGATTTTTTACTCACTGGAGTCAATCTAATAATAGCGATGATAATTGCAATAATAATTATTATAAGTAGGATATTAATCATCTTGCACAACCTTGTCTAGCTATTTGATAGAATTCATTACGGGCGGCCATGTCAGTTTTGAATCCACCACCCAATCGTGTAGTAACAGTAGAACTACCTGTATCCTCTACCCCACGGGAGGCTACACAGTAATGTCTAGCATCAATCATTACCGCAACATCTTCTGTATCTAGAATGAATTGTAATGTATGGAAAATCTGTTCAGTCAATCGTTCTTGAATTTGAGGACGCTTACTAAAATACTCTACAATTCTATTGATTTTACTTAGGCCCAATACTTTATCTTTGGGAACATATCCAACTGTAGCAAGACCATCAATGATTACAAAATGATGTTCGCAATTGCTTTGAACATTAACATTTCGTTCTACAACCATTTCGTTGTATTTCATCTTGTTATCAACTGTTGTACATTTTGGGAATGATTCATAATCAAGCCCCCAAAATATTTCATTGACATACATTTTAGCAACACGCTTTGGAGTTTCTGTTAAACTATCATCGGATAAGTCTAATCCTAGAGTCTCCATGATTTTCTTCATATGAGTTTCAATGATTTCAATCTTATCAGTACGATTTAATCCATTAGGATTAGTGGGAGTCTCAACTCCCATTTTAACTAGATATTCGTGTACTTGTAGTCCCAATTCAGGATCTGTTTTTGTTTTATTAAATGACATGGATAACCTTCCTTTGTGATGGTTTTAATTTTAATATATTGCCACCTTTGTGCAGCAATATATATTATTTATCCTTTAGGCAATGATACTGGAATTACTTCAATGTTAGTTCGTCCAATAGCTTTAAGCCAAGTATTAAGACGATGAATGATAACTGAATCGTCCTTGGGATTATCAAAGCTAATAGATACATCCATTAAAGTATCATTAGTTGAATCTTCTCTGCTACCGAAAGACAGAGAGTAATTTGTATTGATTTTTTCTTGACTAGCCATGATATTCTTTCTTTAGTATTTTGTTTCAACTGTGTGTTTACGATAATCTGTACTCATTCTAAGCATAGATTCACCCTTGCCCTCAAGTATATCACAAATGCGATCAATAGTACCATCATTGTAACTACTAATTGCACCTAATTTAGGATGAGGAGAATCCAATAATGGTTCTAGTTTATTAAGAGCATCTTCTATACTCCAAGGAACATACATGCGAGTATGATCATTGGCAAAAGTTTCAGGGAAAGACCTATAAGCAGGATAGAGAACATTACATCCCAAAGCGTCAGCTTCGGATACTGTGTTTGAGACCCAATCTTGTAAAGCGCAATTAAACACAACGCGACTGTCATTGACAATGTTATAGTAATCATTCTTTTCTAGATTCTCATGGATTGTTAATAGACCTCGCTGTTGATATGAACGAGTCCTAGCCATATAACTATCATTATTTGATTTTAGAGAAGAACCACTACAGACTGCAAATTCAACGGCACTTTCAGGGTGACGAGTAAACCATGCATCACTAAGGTCCATGTAGAAATCAGGATTCTTTTCCTGATCCCACCTGGCACTAAAGACTACTCTACGCTTACGTTCATTGAATGGAATGATATTAGCGACTCGGCTTTGCACTTCAGACTTACCGAACGCTAGCCCACTGATGTTATACAGTGGTGCTTTCCACCCAGCAATTTTCATATGCATTACCATTTCTTCATTGGTAGCAAGAACACCATCTACCCATGAGTCAACCATTTTTTCATAGTGACCCATCCAAGTTGACATACCCCAAACATGAACGAAATCATCAGGATCAATGGATTGAGCAAGACAACGAACAAAAACCCTAGGACGATGAACAGGGTCCACTTGATTGAGAATGTAAGGTACGCTCTCAATACCTGGAGTGAACATGTCTTCAAAAAGGATAACATCTTCATTATTAAGTTTCCCCTGTTTCATTAGCTTGACTAATTGTGCAAGCTGAGTCATTGAGTAATAGCTACGCCCATGAGCATCTAATACTTGCCCAGTGACAATAGCTTTAGTATCATCTAGTGTTTCGCCTTCAACGATATGGTAATCAATATTACGGCGTTTGAAGACAGCCTCGTACCACTGTTGAAGTTGATAAGTGTAACGGGCCTTATAAGATTCAAGCCCAATGTGGTACAAGGTCCGCATTGAATCAATGCTCTTGGTTAAAGTTCTTACGACCTTGACGAACCATCCAGCCCCAATTATCACGGGGTAGACGGCCCTGTTGACTGCGCAGATAGTCACCATATGGACTATATTCATTGCCTAGATGGGCCTCATCGTAGACAAACCCATATTCAATGCAAAATTCTTGATATCGCACTAGATCATCAAAAATGCGTGAAACTTCAGGTTTCATAACTAGGTACTTCTTATTATCGCGGGCCATTTTTATTTCCTTATTATGCTATGTTAGATAGCTAGTTGTTGAATTGGTTGATGTGTTTTGTAGCTGATAGTTGCACCGTTTTCACCGTCTTCACTGACTGTGATATTGATGTCCCGTTTCGGGTAGCGAGTAGCGATAACCCCATATAGAGAATCGCTAATCATTTCACAACTTTTATGATTCAATTCTAGTGTTCCTTGTGAATAAAGATTCTCAAGCCACCGTTTGAATTGAATGAATTCAATATCACGATCATTATGAAACACTTCAATTGCCACCTTAAAATGAAAGATGTGACGATGTGGAGTCCCTAGAAAGCTAACATCATATTCGTCCCCTGTTTTAAGGGCGGGATCAGTTGCTGCTGCTGGATACATGTGAATGCCTTCCTTGCGGAAAGTAATCCAAACCATGCGTTTTGCTTTGGATGAAATAGCTGATCTACGATCTGCTAATGCTTGTTCTCGTTGGTCTTGAATCATAATTTGGTTGAATGTTGAAGAGAGTATATTATACTTGAAAATTCAAGCATAGTCAATAGTTATTTTTTACCGAATGGATCAGAAGTAGGTTTTATTTTTGAAATTTTGATAGTTAGGTCCTGTATTTTATTGGATTGATCATCAATAACTTTTTTCAATTGTTCATTATTTTTATTATTTTCCCATACTGAAACTGCAATAATAATTAGCATTATTATTATTGCTATTAATCCTACCAAGATAACCTGTTGAATCAAATCATTGAGAATTGAATACTGGTAATCATTTATGGTAAGTTGTACAGAACTATTTGACATCATACTAATTCTTGTGTGATAGGCTCAGTAGTGAAAGATTTAATATCTATTAACGAATGCAATCGGTGAACCCAAATGCCAGGATTTGTTTGACCAAGTTCATCAATTTTTACAGTAGTATTGTAATTGAGTAAACTAATATAAGGAATTTTTACACTAATGATTGGAGTAAAGTTATTGAATTCACAGAAACCATTTTCATGTAGTCCTTCAACATCTTTTACATCTAGTTCAAGTGAACATTTCCATCCTTCTTGAAGAAGAGGCAATATCATATTTTCCCATTTAATCCATCCTTCAGAGTCATTGACTCCTAGAGTACAAAAACTATGGTTATAACCAAAAGAAATGTTAGAGATATCTTTTCTAATGGCCCATTCTCGTACAACGGAAGATTCATGCGCTCCTACAACGAATAGAGTTTTTGAAGACGGGTCAATGAAAAAACGAGTTTGCATTGGTGATAAGATTGTAGTCATGGCACAATCATACACTATTTTTAATGAAAAGTCAAGCGTGACCTCATCCTATTGAATTGTTTAAGTGAACCATCCTTGATGAGTGGGTAGATCATATACAAGGGTTGATAGAGATTGACCGTTAGTTCCAATACTTTTCGTTTTCATTGTTATTGATTTACTTAATGAAGCAACTATTACTTTTTCTATTGCAGTTGGATTGATCCAAGTATACCCGGATTTAACCATTGCACCACCTTTATATAAAGTCACCACTATTGATACTGGGGTGGTACCGACAGTACCGTACCAGAAGCAATTACATTCAATTGAAATACGAGTGGGACCGTACAAAGTTTTAATCAGGCTAAGATTACACAGTAATGATTCCTCACCGATTCCTTGATTATCACCACCCCAGATAAGAGTAACATATGTGCTGAACGAATCTCTACCCCATCCAATATAATCAGTGTTTACAGCAATACCTGGATAGCCAGATAGTAAAGGTATATGTATTTGAGTTCTAGTATCCAAATCAGTGCCAGTAGTAAAGTGATAGGAAATAGTTAAATATTCCGCAACAAAGGTAAATGCACTGCCGGGGTCTAGCACTGTTTCTTTAGTTGTTGGTAAAAACCAAAAGCCTGACCTTGCTGCTCCGAAAGCCATTTACCTATAACTCAATGTTAGTGCCACATAGTATGTACTATCGGCCCGAAAAATATTTAACATATCAATTGCATTTGCTGAAGTACTTAGAGTTTTAAATCCTGATCCTGCAAATTTATATCCTGCATTAGCTGTCATTACTTTATTGCCAGTTGAACTTTGTGTTGTTATTAATGCCATTGATCCACCGTTAGGCATATTAATTGGTAATGCTAGTGTAAAATTGACATTAGCAGTTATTGTTTGTATAGAACCTAGACTATAATTTGGAGTAAAGGTAGTAATTGGACCGATAGGACCAACACGATATATCATTTCTGTCATTACACCAGTAGCACCAGTAGCACCACTACCAGTAGCACCAGTGGAACCAGTTGCACCAGGGATAATACTTGTTGCCCCAGTAGCCCCGGCTGGGCCTGTTATTATAGCTGGTTCGCCTGAATTAGTCGGATCTAGTACCCAAAACTCGGAAAGATCGTCCCTATGAAATCCAAGTTGACCATTTACATATACAGCAGAAGTAACTTCACGACCGCTAGGACCAGTTGATCCAATTACTGATCCTGCATTAATGTAAGTACCACCCGGATCTCCTGCATTACTGAAGCCTAGATGATTTCGTTCTATGATCAAATTACCATCAATAACACCAGCAGTTATGAATGAAATTCCAGTAGAACCAGTAGCACCACCTGGTGATCCTGGAATACCAGTAGCTCCAGTTGAACCAGGAATTATACTTGTTGCACCAGTAGACCCGATATTGCCTTGTATACCGGTAGCACCAGGAATTATACTTGTTGCACCAGTAGCCCCGATATTACCTTCGATACCAGTTGCACCAGTTGCGCCAGGAATTATACTTGTTGCACCAGTAGACCCGATATTACCTTCGATACCAGTTGCACCAGTTGCGCCAGTTGATCCAGTTGATCCAGGAATTATACTTGTTGCACCAGTAGACCCGATATTGCCTTGTATACCTGTAGCACCAGTTGATCCAGGAATTATACTTGTTGCACCAGTAGACCCGATATTGCCTTGTATACCTGTAGCACCAGTTGAACCTACTCCTGTAGCTCCGGTTGGTCCACCAGAAGGGCCAGACGGACCAGTAGAACCAGTTAAGCCAGACAACCCAGTAGCACCTTTTAATCCAACCCCATTATTACCTCTTACGCCTGCAGGACCTTTCAGCCCAGTGGCTCCAGTTGCACCGGTAGATCCTTTTGTTGTTACAGTTGTTACCATTATGCTTTCACTATTGCAACATTGTCAATCAAAAGTCTAGCACCAAGTATTTTTCCATTGGTAGAATCTTGCGATCCACTTACAAATACAAAGTGATAGTCACCTGCTTCTCCTTCGACAAAAGTTCTGGTTTGTTTTTGCCAAACAGTGGCAGCATCTACGCTTAACCCAGCAGCAGTGAACATTATAATAATTCTACCAGTGTTCTTTTCAAGAAGATACGCAATCGATCTATAAGCATCACCACCAGAGACTGCTTTCCATTCATATGTTATTGAATCTCCTACTTCAGCAATTACTGCTACATTTGAATATACTGCTGGGCCATACACCGTAGCACCTGCAACACTAGTCTGCAAATTGTTATTAAATAATTTTAGGCAAGCAGTCCCACCATCAGATGCTAAATCTATCCGTTCTATTGCAGAAAGGTAAGTGGCGGGCCCCCCACCTGACGCAGTAACAACCTGTACGGGAGTTGGCTCAGTGCCGGGAACAGGATACCCTAAAATAGTAGTAGTACCTAATATGATACGAGTTGGTATAACAGTCCATCCATTTATTCCGGCTTCAAAACTACTATTAAAGTATTGTGGCCTCGGAGGACCACTTCCATCTGATGGTGGGATAGGCAGAAAACGATACCCTAACCTAGTTGCACCGATTGGCATTATTTGTACCCTGTTGTTAATGTAACATAATATGTTGTACTAGCACGAAAAATATTCATCATGTCAATTGAATTTGCAGCGGTACTCAAAGTCTTGAATCCTTCACCTGCAAACTTATATGCAGTATTTGCTGTCATTAGCCTGGAGCCAGTAGCATCCTGAGTTATGATCAATGTCAATGACCCACCATTTGGGATGTTACTTGGGACTGTTAATGTAAAATTCATATTAGCAGTCAACGATTGGATAGATCCCAGACTATAATTTGGTGTAAAGGTTGACCCTGCATTGCCCTTAATATATATCGTTTCTGTCATTACACCAGTAGCACCTAATAGGCCAGTAGCTCCAGTAATACCGATAGGACCTTGTGTACCAGTAGCTCCAGTAGCTCCAGGAATTATACTTGTAGCTCCAGTAGCACCACCTGGTGATCCTGGTAGCCCTCTAGCACCAGTGGCTCCAGCACCAGTAGCACCCTTTAGTCCAATTCCGGCAGGCCCAGTATTTCCGGGCGGGCCTTTAGGACCGGGTACACCAGTAGCTCCAGTTGCACCTTTAGTTGTTATTATAGTTGCCATTTTGATAATCCATCGTTATACTATATTTATGCGAATAAAGAATTAAACATTGTGAGAGAGTTCACTGCTTTTTTCCCACTATATCCTTGACCACTTTTTACTTGCATCCAATACCTACTATGACGATCAATCAAATCTAAACTTTTCTGTCTATCCTTGATAGAGAAAATTTCATCTATAAGCTCGGCACAATTGACATTATCAAATGATCCATCTACTAACATCTTAGGAATAATTCCACTATCATATCTACGATTAGCATCCTGCACAGATAACATATGTTTGTATACATTATGTGCTTGGATTAAAGTATATGACAATGTATCCCAACTTGTTTTTGTTTCTTTACCATGTTGACCAAGAAAACCTACACCACGATAACATACATCACTAATCAATAGCTTATCAGTAATTGGACTATCAAAAAATACCTTATGAATAGCATCTGCTAATACAGCATCCTTGAATTTACGATTATCAGTTGCATATTTTTTATTCTCAGCCGTTTTTTCTTCAGTATAGGTCCATTTTTTATTATGTTCCATCAAGGTGGTGTTGTATATCAATCCCTTAGAAACTGCAAAGAATGGAGTAGCACAATCAAAACTGATAGTTACATCTGGATTATGATATTTGCGGATTGCTCGTTGAACATCACTGAAGATAACCGCATATTCTAGAATACTTGTACCAAGACAATGAATCCAATCATGCTTGCCCTGCACAAGCAATCCATCATGAATAATATTTACTATTCGTCTAAGAAAAAGATGAATGTCAATTTTATTTTGTCCACCCATTGCCCAACCATTAAAGTGGTTACCTGGATATTTAATAGGATCACAATAATCCTTCATTTCAGCATACCACTCATCACTTTGTTTATGAGTAAGTCCTTGTAATACATTCAAAAACTTACATTCACCAGTCCGATTGTTGATAAAGTATTCATTATTGATATGAGTAGCAGTAACTGCATCACCAATTGTTTTGATACCGTGTTTGTCATAAAGATGTTGATTACGAACGGTTTGACTAGGTACATCAAGCACCATTCCGTAATCCATATAAGTATCCATCCATTTAAGGACAGCTTTACGCTTTTTCATTGCTTTTGGACAAGAAGGATCTTTCCAATCTCCAGGCCATTGCCCCTTCATGATCTGAAAGCCACCACTATCACCTAACATAAAGGTTCCGGCTTCTCTTTCACGGATAATAGTTTCACTACTATCAGGATCATTGGGATCAATGTTGGCATGACCTGCACTATACAGACCCCATTTATAAGTAAACAATCCTTTGGTACTGTTCAAGAAGTTTAGTGATTCAAGATCAGGAATACCTTGTGGTATCCTGGCTTGTGGGAAATATTGTTCGCCTTTTATTTGTTTGCCCAGGCCAGCAATGTAAAAAGAGCTAATGGCGGGTAAGAACAATGCCCAATCAGGTTGTTGTTGCGCAGATAAATTCACTCGTTCCATTGCTCCATTACTCATTTAGTTTGTGCTGGTAGTAAAAATCCATACACTGCCATACCACTATCAACCACAATTTCTATTGCACCTTTATCACTGATGCGAAATATCTTGTCTCCAGGTAAACTTAGAATACTAAGAACTTGACTAACAGGCCATGTCAAATCTCTTGTTAAAGTACCACCTACTCCTGCTGCAAATACAAAATTTCCACTATGAGTTGATGGGTCTCCAAAATAAATCCTTAGATCACCCTTCTCCAACCTGGTAACAAATGTCTTTTCTTCACTGTTAGCTTGTGCTTGCTTGCGCAAACGCATAATATTTGCTACTTCAGGCTCAAATGTAACATCCCATCCAGTTCCCTTGTAGGTTACATTCTTAATGCGTTCTTCAACTAATGCCTTTTGCATCAATCGGTAATCATTGACGAAATCACTGGTATTTGTTTCAAACCTGATAGATTCAGGAGTGTCAATCTCATCACGAAGCCGTCTATTAACTGTAATTTTTGAATTCTCATCATAATCATCAAATGATAAGATAGTTTTAAGCTTCTGTAAATTTGGCATACCAAATGTGCCAATAAATTCAGAACACGGGGCACTCAAAGTCCCAGAAATAATGACACTACGGTCTTCTGCAATTGCATTGATTACTGTCTCACCTTTAGTTCCAGTAATCTTTACTAGATCAATGAAGCCCAGGTTATGTGTATATGCAATAATATTTTGTAGGATGCTTTTCATTTTTAATTCCTTAAAGGGTTGTTTTTAATAATATAAAGTGATTATACTATAATCACCAGTAATAGTCAATAGTAATTTATGAGAAACTGAACAAATCACCAAAAGTTGTGTTGGTATTTGTATCGCCAATCAAATCCCAATCCAATACTCCTAGTAAATTCTGTATCTTATCATCAACTAGGGTAGTTTCCATTAACATATCATCAAACGGTAACTCACAGAACCACTTTGGCAATCGTAGTTCGTCCGTTGGATATGCAACTGAAGTAAATCCCATTGGGTTAGACTTTAATTTACATATAACAATTTTCATTCCATCAACAATTTTTTGACTGTAATTATCACCATTCAATCTGCGTAAAAAATTCCAATTCAATGCTGCTCTAACATGTCCAGGCATATTTGCTTTGCCAGTCTTACTATTTGCTTCTTTATCACCATACATAGTAAGATTGTTTACTGATTTTGGACTACCTTTACTCCAACTTGGTTGGTTTGATAAGGCTGTTTTGAAAGTTTTGATAGTTTCAACAACCTCTTCTCGTCCTGTACCAGCAAGAACCATAGTTAATACATTTAATAGGAACTCTTGAATATATTTAGGCGTATCTGCCCTTTTCAAATCAAGACCCATTGCTTTGATTGATCCAGTCTTTCCATCTTTATCCTGACGCTTTCCTTCTTTATCATAGATATTAATAGCATAGCGTTTTTTAGTAATAAAGATACCACGATCACCAACATACTCTCGGCCAGCTTTGATAATTTCACCATTCTTTCGTGGACAATGAAATGCTTGTTCCATGAATGCAGGAAATCCAATGTTGACTTGATCTGCTAATGAATCATATAATCCAATTGCAATTTCTTTATTCCATTCCATCTTACCAAGAGCAACCTCATCCTTTACCATAGGCCAGGCTGAGAAAATACATGAGTCAGTATCACCATATACGATAGCAGCACCGTCATGTTGATATTCACCAGTAATACACTCATTGATGTTGCTCATCATATGACGAACAATCTGCCTGCCACTTAAAGTTACACTTTGTCCAATTCGTTTATCATAAAATCTACAGTGCTCATTCAAAATTGCACCATAGCATGAATTGAGTAAAATTTTTCTAACAAGCTGTCGTTTATCCCAGAAATCACGGTCTTCACTAGTGGTAGACTCTTTCATCTTCTTCTGCATGATTTTTCTATCAGAATACCACTTAGTTAACAATCCTGGAATTACACCTTCGTGTGCATGGGTAAAGATAGTACCATTGGCACTGATCATATATGGATTATTGCTATCAAATACAAATTTCCATATTTCAGCAGCACTCATCTCAACTGATCTACCGTCTTCAAAATCAACAGTGAGGATGGTTCCTCTATCTTGATTTATTACTGCAGTATATTCTAAGCTACCAAAAAGTCCTTCCCAAAGAATACTACCAGTGACATCGGCATCACCTTCTTTGTGTCTAGCTTTATCCTTAGCAAGTTTCATGCCTTTTTCAAGCATGTATTTGTCAGTTAAGTTTTGTCTGACTTGGGCAACAATGGTTTCCGGGGCCAAGTTAAGAGCGCGGATAGCTGAGGGGTATAGTGAGTTAATGTCCGTCGCACCGACCCATTCATGGATGCCCCTTTTGGGAGTAGCAACATAGGCACCTGCTGCTTGTTGTTGTTCATCATCATTTTTACTCTTTCGTTTTTTATCTGGAACTACCATACCGCGAGCATGAGATTCATTCATGATCGCCATTTCAATCATTGCTACCGACCCCATAACGGTAGGTAATAAGACTGTGTTTTCATGTGCCAGTTGGTTAGCCAGTTCCAGGAATTGTAGTTTATTGTGAATCTTTACCAATAGCATTGTATCCTGACGATTGTATTCAATGAACTTGTTGAAGTCCTTGTTATACAATTGATCAAGAGTTCCTTCATACGCAGTCTTGTTCTCTCCTACTTCCATTTCACCAATGGTGTCAAGTTTATAACTATGCCGACTTTCGTAGTTATACTTAGTGTATAAATCTAGATAGTCCATGTGGACTCGTCCAACCAAATCATATGTTTCCCGTTCTTTCCCAAATTTAGTATATAGTCTAGATTTAGGTAATTGTCCTTGAAGGCAAAATCGGCGTGTATCATCTTTGCTCATAATGCGAGTGACACGATTTACCAGATAAGGAATATCATATCCACCTGAATTCCAGCCACTTAGCACATCAGCATCTTCTATTAGTTCAAAAAAAGTAGAAAACATCTCTTTTTCATCAGTAAAAAGTATTGTATTTTCAAATGAATTTACTATTTCATGTGAAGTTTCTGTACTCATGTGTGATGGTGCTATAACCAAAGTTACCAGTTGATTTAGCCAGTCTAAGTACACCGTGATAGCGGTGACTTTATTAAAGGGATCCTCCGGTGGAGAGAATCCCTTTTCTTGAGAGAAATCAGTTTCAATGTCAAAGAAGCAAGTATGTAACTTAGGAGCAGCCACCCCTAAATAGTTTTCACTTAAACATCTAAAGATCGGATTGATATCACTTTCAAATACTTGTTTATTGGAATGTATTCGTTTTTCCTTTTCAAATACAGTCCTGCTATTGGTAGTAAATTTACTAACTGGATTTCCATATATAGTTCTATATTTCCCCTTACGGTCCGGATAATACATGGTGTATATTACTGGATGGTTAACGAATCTTCGTAGTCCTTTAGAATCTCGCTCTACTACACAAAGTTCTTCTTTGTCTTTATTAAAGATAACATCTATGTACATGAGTGGGCCTTTTTAATATGCCTGCTCAGCCAAGCATCAGCTACTGATTCACCACAGTGTGGACATTCAATGCGGGCGCGAATAACTCCATACATAGGATTATTAGTTCCTGAAACATCAGCGTGATTTCTTTTCATTTTTTCTTTAGTTTCATCAGTGTGTCCTATATTCCATAATGGATGATTTTCTTTCTTGAAATTAGCATGATTAATACTCATTAATTTTTTTGTTTTTTCTGAATGCGTTGTTCCAAATCGTGGATGTGCATTTCCGGTATGCCCGAACATATGATGCAATTCACCAGGTAATGCACCGTCTAGTCCATTTTCAGCTTTTTGGTTAGCCCATTCAATAGACTCTACTATATTATTATCCAGTGATAATTTTATTGCTGCTTCTGTTAGTGATTTGGCATCATTATATAATTGATACCAAATAGTGTCAACTATATACCCATGCTTTTTTAAGTGCCGCAACCAATATTTTCCACTACCTTTATAGTGGATTGGATTTTTAATCGTTTTTCCTATGTATTTTAACCCAGTGACACGGTGTTGTTTTATATACAAGTAGGTAGGAATGAATTCTTTCATAATATACTCCAATAAGTAAAAGAGGGCTATCTGTGTATTGGCACAGAAGGATAGCGAATCCGTTCACCCAATTGTATTTATACTTAAAGTGTTCGGCCAACAGTTTCCAAGATGGTGTTCAATTCCTCGTTATCACGATTAGTTTCACCTAGCGTACTCTTGGATGCAATTTTGATTGCTTTCTTCAAGATACTTGGTTTGATTTCCATTTCCTCAGCGATAGCCTTAATGGTTTCATTAAGTCCAGCAGTCAAGTCTTCAACTTCCTGGAGAACATTGATACCTTCATTAATGATTTGAACGAGACGGATTTTTTGATCGCCACTAAACATTCGTGCTGTCATTATATTTCCTTTACAGTTATAAAAAACTATTATACAGTAATTGACTGGATAAGTCAATACTCAAGACCAGATAACGTGACCGAAGTTCTCGCTGTCAATACCAAAGTAATCACATTTCCATTTGGATTGGGGGAAGAAATCCAAGTGAAACCATTTATCCTTATGTGCCAATATACTTTTGGCGGCATCGTCCCAATCGCAGTTCAAGAATTGGGGTTGATATTTGTCTAGTTTATCCTGTACCTGTTGATAATCAAAGAGGTCATATTCATAGTGAAGAACTTCAAATACATTACCGTTAGTATCAACATAGTCCATACTGAAATCAAATCCCCATTTAGGGCGGATTTTAGCTACTTTATATACTAGTGGTAGAGTTTTTGCCCAGTATTCCATTTGTTTAAGTGCCTCACCCTGATACCCATTGCGCTGTAATAGCATGGCATGATTTAATACTGCCCCTGAAATTTTGTTTTCAGCCTGTGTCATCCAAGTTGATTTGGCCGTATACTTATACCGATGAGATTGTATTGAGGTCTGGTTGGACCTATAATAATGTTTTTCAAGATCAGTAAGATCGTATCCGTTTTGGTCAAACAGACTTATATCACTAGCTGTCGGAATAAACAGTAGTTTACCTATTGGTTTAGTAAAGTATCCAATTGGATCAAGTGAATTATCGGTTAGGTGCAAGTCGTTCATGAATTATTTTCAATAGTAATGCTTACGCATAGTTATTTTGTTACAGGATGTAGTTAAGTATTTAATCATGACACGAGAATTATCCGTATATATAAATGACCAATTGTATAAAACATTTGTTGTTGAATCGACACCTGAGGGTGGATATGATCCGCGATATGTATTAGAACAGATTGCAATTGATCATGATGCTGGATTGTTAGATCCTTATTTAATAGATGGTCAAACGCATGTGATTCGCATTTCAGAAATGCGTAAAGTAATATAGCTCACTTTTGAATTTCACTGTAGCGAATAGTTACTCTTCAGGCCAGCAGCCGGCCACATCTACATGGTAGTAACTACCACGGTCCTAAGGATGTCCTGTTGTTTGCATAACTTAATAAGTTAGTGAATATGATCCTGAAGTAGTCCATGTATATGTACGATATCCATTGGCTACTACAATGCTGGGCGAACCAGATGTTGATGATAATGCAGGAAATGCAGATGAATAACGAATAATGACAATACCTGATCCACCGTTACCAGCATTCGGTCCATATACGAATCCTCCACCAGCTCCGCCACCTCCAGTATTTGGTGCGCCAGGAGTAGTCTCGTTTGATATAGAAACTCCACCTCCACCTGGCACACTAGAAGGATTAACTGCTGAATTATAACCATTACCTGACCCGCCACCAGCGTAATAAGTAGCTGTTCCTGAGATACTAGATTGATATCCAATACCTCCATTGCCACCCTGAGTTGTTCCGGTAGCTATACCGTCCCCACCAACTCCACCAGCGCCACCTCCACCTCCGGTCTGAATTGGATCACCTGATGATTTGCCGAATCCGCCAGCATTACCATATCCGATTAAACCAAGCTGTGATGTTTGTGTTGATGCACCGCCTGCACCCCATGTTGCGGGGTTTTCACCACCACCACGAACTCCTGTACCACCACCACCTGAGCCACCTGGGAGTCCAGGTCCGACGGGGTCATAATTCAATGATCCTCCGCCGCCATATGCAGTTGCACCCATGAACGAAGTGTCATTTCCTGAATTTGAAGGATTAGCACCAGTGGCAGCACCTGCACCTAATACTACAGAATAAGTTCCATTAGCCAGTCTCATAGTACCAGTTAACAATCCGCCACCGCCACCGCCACCGCCAATAAAGTTACCGCCCGCAGCCCCACCAGCAACAAGTAGTACTTCAAGTAGTGGCGATGATTGTCCACTTCGTTTTGCGAAAGTACCTGAAAATGATCCAAGAAATGGCATATGTTATCCAAATGTCACTAATTGACCTAGTACGGTATAAGTACCAGCATTATTCATAATACTAAATGATACTATATCTGTTTTATTAGCATTTCCAGTTGGAGCACTTCCGCCTTGCCATTTAATGGATTGTGCTGCACCTGCAATTTGTAAAGCAGATGGTATATAAGCAGTTGCCCCTTGTGTTAACGCCAATGTAATGTTGGTAGTATTTAATGTAGGCAGTGTTAAGTTAGTTATATTTACAGTAAAATCAGCCGCAAGGGAAGAATGACTAAAGATAGTACCAGCACTATAATCATGTGCTATTACACCAGTGGCTCCAGTTTTTAGTACAAAGGCTTCATTTATACCCTTAACTGTTGTGGTCCCAGATGCTGATATGTTACCTGCAGTTAAACTTCCAGTTACTGCTAAGCTAGTTAATGTGCCGACTGAAGTAACATTTGGTTGTGCTGCAGTAGCTAATGTACATGTGATATTAGTGGTTGATATGTTACCAGTTACTGCGAAGTTTCCTGTTGCTGTAATAGGGCCAGTTCCGCTACGCCCGATGTATGTGGTATTGTTAGCATTACCAAAAATAATATAACCCTGTTCAGCATCTTGAACACCTCGGACAGCAAGCGTATTGGATATATTAACATCACCAATCCAAGCATCATCGCCTACTTTAAAGTTTGTACCGTTACCGTTGTTAGTACTAGTTAGTATATTAACTGATAAATTACCAGACATGCTAGTTAAGTTAGTACTAACGAATGATACTATATTTCCAAAAGAAGCACCATAATTAACACCTGATTCAATTACTGGAAATCGGGTATTAGTGGTAGCAGAAGGAAGTGTGGTTAACTGACTGATTTTAATTGCCATTTTTATTCCATTATAAGAGGATTATCATCCTCAGTTGTTTTCCATTATAAAAGGATTATTATCCTCAGTTGTTAGAGTGTCATCAGTTTCTTCTGATATAAAGTTTATATTTAATACTAACGAAGCTGACCAGGGTCTTGATATGACAGGAGATACTGTACCTACATAATTATTATTAACACGATAGCTATTAGTGCCTGTTTTTTTGCGTTCAGGTTCGGCTATTTCATCGCATTTGATGGCTCCGCGTTCAATTTTTGGAAATGAATTGAGGTATGCATTCCAGTTAGAATATCCATCTGGAACTAATGAGTTATCATATACTGTATTAGCCATATCAATATTTATCTTACAATCTTCTCATTTTTCCAACTAAGTCTTTGAACCTAGTGATATCTTCAGATACTATTGTAGCTTTTCTTTCTACACTTTCTCCACGCATTGCTGCGGCATTTGCTTCACTATTATCTACTGGTTCTTGCTTATCAGCTTCACCACCCACAATTGATTCATAATCACTCATAGTTAATGTGTTACCATTTGCGCTTAATGAAATCAAGCGTTCAGCAACATCATGTAAGTCCATATCAGTCTTTGCATCCTCTCGGGCATATTCCATGATGCGAATAAGCAATGGAACATCTAATGTTATTTTGTCTTCAGGATTGGATTGTGTGACAGGTTGATCAGTAACATCGGGCATAGTGCTATCTTCTTTTATATTTGTAAGTGACACTTTCCTCCGAGGACTCGGGGATTCGGCACCATTAAACAATTCCAATACATACATGATTATTTTGCCTTTGACATTAAATTGCTGATCTGACTGGGGCTTAATCCAGCATTCTTAACCATTTGTGCTAAAGCATCAACTCCTTGTTGAGTTACTGGTGGTTTTACGACATTAGTAGAACTAACAGTATCTGGTGTTTTTGCTGCGGTATTTGCAGTTGTACTACTTGGTGTTCCAGTAGGTGCTGTAGTTGTAGCTGGTTGTCCACCTACCGCTGGAATAGTTGGTGCAACTGCTAGTTCTGACAATTCATGTTTGAAATATTCAACAAGTTCAATGACTGCATCATTATAATCAATGCCGGCATCAGCAAATTCTCTAACCATACGATATACTGCTCTGCGATCTTGATCAGTTGGTTTACCGTAAACTGGACGATTTAGAACTACATCATCTACTCTAACCAAGCCTTCAGCGATATTACGCATTAGTTTAACAGATGGCATTGTGTCTTCTCCTACGTATTTGTTTTTAGCTTGAGCAGCAGAATCAGTACCCTTCAATTTACCACCAGCAAAACTAGGGCCAGTTGGATTATTTTCAGATGATTTCATATTGCCTTCTTTAACTCCATGTCTTTCATGGCTTCGTTCATCCCGCCCAACCTTATGACCGGCATTCCAAGCTTTTTCTTCAGCAGAACCTGGCTTGCATGGACATTTTTCATTGCCGGTGTAACCAGCTTCATGACCTTTATCCCAAGCTTTTTTATTTGCAGTACCTGGCGAGTTAACTTCCTCTATACTTTCAGAAGTGGGGCTAGCTCCTGTTTCTTGTACTGATGCATTTTTACCTCTAGACTTTAAATTCCTAGCAATGTTCTGTGCCTTACGTTGATCTGCAAAAACTTTCCAAGTACGACCGTCAATTACTACTGCATAGTTATTTCTTTCGTGACCTAGCTCATGTTGTAGTTCTTGCCTCTTAAAATCACGTTTATCTTGATCCAAATCAGGCTCTTTGGGATAGTTAGGATAATTTCCTTCCGCCACACCTTGGTTACTGTGTTTTGCAACCAAGGCATCAATCGTGGCTTTTTTATGTTCTGGCGTTGCTGAACTTTGAGCAATTTTCTTTATCAACTCAATTACTTCAGGAGGTAGTGCTGCACCTTCCGCCACACCTGACTCACGCATGCCTACCAATTCGGGTTCTGGTGTTGGTGTTTTTTGATTCTGTCCTTTACTTTGAACTATTCTATAAGTTCCATAGCGAGTTTTTAGGACTGTTCCACCGTACATAGCCGCAACTTCTGTAGCAATTCTTGGATCGGAGATGGTTACTAACATAGGACCGCCACCAGTTCCGCTAATATTCATTAGATCATGCAAATAGTTGAGGTTCTCATCACTACCGCCGCCGCGATCAGATGGCAAGAATTTTCCCTTTTGAACGGATACATGATAATCACCTTCTTTATCTAATGCCTCTGACACACCTTCATCCATTGGGGCAACCCAGGCATCACCTGTTTTCATATTAAATTCTCCAAATGCTTGATCTTTTCCAGGAATTTCAGCGACAATACTATCACCAAATCCTTTACCCTTAAACTTAATCTGACTAGCTTGCTGTGGATATTGTTTTCTTACATCAGCTTTCCATTGTTCAAGCGAATTCGTGTCATCGTCTTCTGAAAAAGTCTGCGTAGTTGGGTTCATTTCTTTGCTTTCATATGTTTCATCATGATACTCAGTACGAATCATATCTAACATCTCCTCATATACACCCATTGGGTCATTTTTATAAGAAGGATGCTTTGCTATGGTATCATGCATCAATTTTAATTTTCTAGCTACAAATTGTTCGGAATCATCACCAGGATGAATCATTACATTCTTGATTTGTGCAATAGCATCAGCATCTGAATAGTCAGGATTATTTGCAATGTCTTGGAATGTATAATATACATCCGACATGGATCCTTCGTTCAGAAACTTCATTGTTTAATCTTCTTTTTTGTTAACTTAGGACGTGCAATTGTTCCAGGACCACCATTGGCAAATCCATTACCACCACCCATACTAGTTGCAATTGAACTGCTACCAGTACTTCCTGCATCTTCACTGAATACTTGATCAATTGGCAAATGTGATTCAACATCACTCATCATTTCATATTCAAGCCATTCTTTGACTGTGCGTAAATAGTCATTGGCAAGAGTTATCTTCTCTGATGCCCAGGCTTCTAATCCTCTTTGCTCACTTACTTTTTTAAGCATTCTATGTAGTTCAATAGCATTTGAAGCTGCATGATAGCACTCTTCTCTTGCCATTTGAATTTCGTGATCAGAATGCATTGCAGAGGCAGAATCAACAATGTGATGTGATTCGGTGATAAAATCAGTTGTCTTCATAGGGGTATACCAATAGGGTTAATAATATATTTATACTTAACGAGATTTGTTGTCAATCAACTTCAATGCTTTCATATTCTTAATTGCAGTGTCTGGATGAACATCAACCGTCAAACTTGTCTTGTATCTTGGATCATTCTTTTGACTTTTACTAGCAATGACACCTACTCCAGCAGCATCTTCAGTTAATTGATTATTAACTGTCCATCCTTGAGATTCCATGTGTGAAATAAGCATCCATATTCCAGTAAATGATTTACTAGCAGATTGGGCATCAGTAAAAAAGATTGTATTAGTGATATTCTGTCCATGCACTGTAGTAAATTCTGCTCGTTCAGGGAATACACTTCCATCTTCAAATTGAATATTATCAATTTTTCCTGAAATATCTAAATTAATTAGACTTATTTTTTTAGGTTTAACAAATCCGTCTAGCTCAATCTCTTTGTAGTCACTTGCCAATGTTGTGCTTAATACAGCAATAGAGTTTCCTACTTTAATTTTTACTAGGTCACGCTGGTCAAACTTTTTAAATTTCTGACTAAATTGCTTGGCTTGTGCTATTGCATCATCTGATGATTCATATAATAGTGAATCATATCGTGAAGGGTAGTAACGTGGGGTTCGTTTCGCGGTATTTGATGCAGACTTAACATAACGCATGTAAGTTTGCATTGATTCAAATACCGCTAACTTAAAATCCTTTACTGTATACTCACTTTCAGTTAATTTTTGAGTCATGATGTTATAGACAGCTTCATCATATGATCCAAATAAATCTTTAATTAGGGCTTTCTTAGTGTCTTCATCACTAGTTGCAAACTGTGATCTAACTTCAGTTGCACTACGCATTGGTTGACCCAAGACAGTAAAATTAAATGTAGGTACTGTCATTATATAACCATGTTGATCTAAATTAGTCATATGGGAAGTATCAGTAGGCATTGGTTGAAAGTATGTTGGTTGTCCATCTTTCTTTGTCCATTTGGCAAAGCGAGGATCTTCAGCCATATCCTTTTCACTTACTGCAAAAATCAATTTAGTAGTATTAGCATTGTAATTTTTTACTAATTCTTGAGCCTTATATGGTTCAGGAGTTTCTATTATTCTATCTACTGGAACTCCTGTCAATTTCATAAATTGAATCTTGTCGGAGAAAGTAAACGGACTACGAGGTGGTGCAACTTTATTGCTGGTAGTTATGAATACATTATCTCTGCCGTAACGGCTGACAAGATAATCATATACTGCTTTATGACCCTTGTGAAAAGGTTGAAACCTACCCGGGTATATTACTAATACATTTGAAGGTTCTGCTGCCTCAAATAATTCACTTATAAACATGGTATTTCTTTCTCATAACATATTTATGACAATCTAAGGAACTAGCACTGGTGCAGAGAAGTCATCTCCTTTATCCCACGATAACATAAACAAAGTATAATCACTAGCAGTGGGTAAAGTTACACTAAAATATCTCATTGTTCGTGCAGTTTGTACAACTATATTATGATGTGCTCCCCACCGTTTTAACTTAGTATGTATATGTTTCTGGTACATGCCTGCTGTTACTCCACCTACTCGCCCTGGTAATGTAAATTCTATTCTCATAATTTTTAAGGTAAAAAAATAGACTGAATAATCAGTCTATTCTATAAGTATTTATATTACTTAGGTGTAGATCGTGTAAAGTCTGGCATTTGATCTAAGCTACCTCTAAATTCATAATGACCAATATGATTTAGTAATGTTTTAGAGTGTGCCCAAATCTCTCCACCAATTTTTTGCCAGCGTCTACAGAATAACCAATCTTCTGACAAGTAATGTCCCTTTTCATCAATCTCAGTATCAAAGATAGCAAACATGGTGGGTTCATATTGCTTACCCAAACCAACATCATCTACATATTTTGTTTGTGGATATGCAGCACATAGCTTTTCATAAACATCACGCCTAAAGATTAAGAATCCAGTGCCCATTGTATCAACCGTAAATACATCACCTTGAATTTTTGTTTGTGGTAATAAGTTGATTACATAGTTAGTTGGAATTGATTTCTTAGGATAAAGCCCACCAATTACTTCTTTTTCATAAGCTAGCATTTGAAAAATTGATTCGGCTTCAAATCTAATATCGGCGTCAATGAACATAAAGTGAGTTGCCACTGTATTTGTCATCATCTTAGCCATAAGATTGTTTCTACCTCTGGTAATCAAACTTTCATTTACCATAGTATCTAGACTCCAGTTTAATCCAGCCCTGGAAGCCATCAATACAAATTTAAGTAGACTGGTTACTGTTGGTTCACTCATCATTCCCCCATAACAAGGAATTCCAATGTGCAAATGAGTTTTACCGAAGTTATAAGGAACTCGTTCAACTGGCGGACCCTCTTCTTGAACTGCAGTCGCACTATTTTGTTTCATTATATCTGTAATTTGCTGAACTACTGAAGTGGCATCTTTACCTGGTAATGAAATTTCAGGTTTTTCTGGCATTGCTGTGATAATATTAGGTGTAGTGTTTTCCATTGATTTAACTTTGTTGATGTTGTGTAATAACTAATTTGTGTATTGTACCTATTAGGCCTGGAGATATTAATTTAATCATGTCCGCTATTCGTGGATCAGTAGTATAAAAATATCCGCCTCGTTGGTATTTACTCGAGGATCGTAGTCGGTGTAATAAATTTGCTGAGATTTTTATCTGGTCACCAAGACTAATTAAGTAATTGGCAACTGAATTTTTGTCATGGTAGTTGTAGAATCCTTCTTTAATTAAAACTTTCCATTCATATCCATTTGATTTCTTTACTAAAATGTTACCGTCATCTAATACTACTGCGTCTGAATTATCTTCTAATCTAGTTACTTGAAGGATATCATTGCCCCATTCTTGTAACTGATTATTAGCTACTTCATATAATTCAGATTCGGTCTTAGCATATATAGTAAAAAAATTGCCCTCAAGTCTGAATTTAACCCCAAGGTTTTTGTCTCTGTGTAACTTTGCAAAATCTATTAATTGAGCATAGTTAGCATGTTGTGTGGTATAGCTACGATAAAAATATTTGTTGCTGTCATTAGCCCATGCTACTCTCTCGCGTAGCGTATCAGCATCAGTTTCCGACCAATAACAAATAATTCTGCATTTTGGTACATGATATTTCAATGAGTAATAAAACTGGTTAAAGAATTTCTTCTTTGTAGAAACCAGTTTTACTCCTGGATTGAACTTAGTCCAATCGTATAAAGCCATGCTCATCCACCAATGGTAATGTTGTATCTAATGGTAATGCTAAGTTGTAAGTGATAGTATCAAAGGTCAATTTCTCATCAACACAATCAATATTAACAACAGAACCATTGGGTAGCCCTTCAAACAAGATTTTCTTACTAACTGGAACTTTAATAAGATCATTAATAGCTCTGGCTAGTGGCCTTGCACCCATTTTATGATCAAATCCCTTAACTAACAAATGATCAACTGCTGCTTCACTTAGGCGAATTTTAAGTTGCTTCTCGGCTAATAGATCATTGATCTCAACTATGAACTTTGCAACAATTTTCTTCATGCTGATGC